AATAAATATGCTTTGCTTTCAGTTCCAGTATTTGTAAAGATTAATTCATAGTGATTGTCGCCTTTTTCATAATCAAAACCACCTATGATTTTTTCATATTCAATTTGAGTTATTAAAGTATTTCCATTAGCTCTATAGATATTTCTACCATAAGGCGTATTTTTTAACTCAATATTTTTTCCAGCTTGCAAGGATTGAGTGGTTATATTATTTGTTCTATATCCGTGTGAAAAATCTTTAAGTTGCATTTCTAATCCTTACATTACAATTATTGGGTGTGCTTCAAGCGTTCCCCTATCAAGGTCTATTAATTGGCTTATTCTCTTTTGAACGTCTGCTTTTGCCTGTGCGTTGTTTTTATTAGGCTTATCTCGCATATAGAACAATTCAGCCTTTTTAACGATTAAGTCGTGGAATGTTAAAGGGATATTTGGTACGTCAGCTTCAAGGTTTAGCCCAATTTGTGGTGTTCCATCTGCTGATAATGCACTATTAAGTATTAAATAATGAACTGTAACCGTTCTAGCATCAATAGGAATAGGATATAAAACAAGTTTTGAACCTTGTACATAGTAACCCCAAGGATTACCGTTTAATGTCTCCATTTCATAAGGATTAGTTATCAATTTCAGCGGATTTCTTATACCATCAACCCTGATACCTTGTTTATCTATAATTCCAATAGGCATATCATAGATACTTTGCTCTGCAACTGTTTGAAAAGTTATAATGTCTTTTCTGAAATTCCATTGTTCACAGAAAATTTCAGCAAGTGCATTATTAATTATTTGTTTTCTTTTTAAAGAATCTTCATCCGTAGCAGAGAATGAAGATGGCATATCGTCAACTGTGTTAGTCCTACAAAATGATTGTATAAGTTCACCGTAATTCATGTTTAATCCTTACCTAGTAGCTTATCTATAAAACCTGTTTTTTTATCTTCTTCTTTATCTTTCGTTGTTTCTTCTGATTCATTACCTAATAATTTATCTTCTAAAGAAACTTCTTTTGTTTGTTTCTTCTTCAAAAGTTTTTTTTCTTCGTCATTTTCTGGGATAACTTCAAACTCATCTGGGTATAAATCACCCATTTTCATTGCCTCTGCAACATCAAAAATTAATTCTAGACCTGTTTTTTTATTTTTAATCTTCATATTTGAATTCCTTTATTCCGAATAAAGAGGGGATTTTCACCCCTCAATATCATTTACTACTTATTAACCAATATTTGAACCTTCTGCGATTGCCGCAAATGTTCCTGTAAATCCTGCGTCAAATTCAACAACTAGACTGCCGTCTTTTTGTTGTAATCTATCAGGCTGTGAAACCAATATGTCATATTCGCCAGAAGCAGGAATCGAAATCGCCTTATCACCCAGAATAGAGTTAATAAAGGTACCCGCCTTAAAAGTCATATTATGTGCTGATGTATGTGTATTAGTTACTCTTACGCGTAATGAATCGTGTTTAGTATTGAACGCATTGGTAACAGATACGCCATTACCAACTCCAGTAATTGCATCTACTGCTTGTTTGACGCCTGACGCTGTCATATCTACAATGCCAGTTGTTTTGTCGTATTTTACGACTGCATATGCTGTTCTAGCCATTTTATTTTATCCTTTCGTTAGTTTTGTATTATTTTAAAAGGAGGGTTTCCCCTCCTAAACTATGATAGTGTACAAATTAGTGCCCCTGTTTTATCGCTTCTGTGTCCAGCTGTTCCGAATAATCCACCGCCCTTGAACGCTTTATTAAGTGATTTTTCTCTTATATAAGGGATTAAATCAATTGATTTTTGGGTTGCAATTGCTCCAGATTCACCCTTAACACCGAATAAAGCATAGTAAGTAGAACCAGAAACAGGAGTATTATTTGATTGAACGATTTCCCAGCCTGCAATTTTAGCTACTGAACCATCTTTTAAGTTTGTAAATCCACTTTCTGTGTATTGGAATGTGCCACTTTGTGTTAATAATTCAATCATTTCAGGTGGAAGCACTGCCAACATTTTACCAGCCATATATGCTGTTCCGTTTGCAGTTCCTCTAGTAAACTTCGTTTTCATTTTAGCTAAATATGAAATAAGAGTGTCTTTTGTAATTGCTTGAGGGGATGAAGCAGTACCAATTGTATAACCCGCATTAGCGGCAAGAATTAAACCAGCTGATTTATCTATTGCATCTCTGAATTGATAAAGGCCGTCAGATGAATATTCTTTAATTAGTTTTGGCGCTGTACTTCCAGCGTTTGCAATTTGAATTTCTTTTGCTTTTTGAAGTTCAAAGTTTACTTGCTTACCTTGATTAATTTTTACGGTTACTGATGTAGCAGTAATTGTTTCTACCTCGTTTAAATCTCCACCGTTCCAATCTGCCATTGTTACTTTACCAGGCATTGTAATTTTTACTTCTTCGCCATCTTTTAAATCAGATTCGAACTTTGTAGTACAAAGTTTCCCGATTTCTTGTAAGTTTTGTAAATTTTCCTCGAAATCAGCTGAGAACTGACGAGGTATTAATATATTTAATGAATCTGTCATTTTTTTATTTTCCTTTCTATATTGCTTTTGTTTTCTTTAGATAGGCTTTGTATGCACTATCACTCATTGCGGCTAAATCATCTAAGCCCATCGGCTTTGACGTTATACTTCCACCTTTACCTACTGTGGTTGTCATTGCTGATTTATCAGCTTCTACGCCAGAAGTAATTGCTTTTTTTGAAGCCTCACTTTTTAGATAGGTTTGCAGCCCTGTTTCAAAGATTTCAAACGCTACACCAGCATCTTGAGGGTCATAACCTTTAGATTTATAGCAATCATAAATTGCTTTATACTCAGGTTTAGCAAGTTTATCAGATTGCGTATTTTCAAATTCCTTAAATGAATTAGAGATACGTTGTTGAGATAACTCCGCTTCCTTCCCTTTTAGTTGCTTTGCACTTTCAGAATAGATAGAATCTGCTTGCGCCTTATTTGCTAGCCATTTTTCGTTTTCTTGTGCTACTATCTGCGCATAGGCTGTTAAGTCAATAAGTCCTTCTTGCGCGTCTGATAAAGCTTGACTAATGGTTTGATTCCCTTGTGCTTGGTAATTTGCTAAAACTTCCTGATATTGGTTGTTAAGAGTTTGCATACCTTGCGATACTTGTTGCGTTTCCTGCGTAAATTTCTGTTCTGTCTGTGATTTTTCTAACTCTTTTAATTTGTTATTAGCTTCATTCATCGCCTTTTCAGAATGATACGCACTTTTTACAAGGTTTGCGTTTACGGGATTATCAAGGTCAATTTCACCAAATTTTTTAATAAACCCCTCTGGTACATCTTTCAGAGCTTCTGGCAATTGTTTTGTTTCTGTTTCTTCTGAACCAGCCGTTTTGTTTTCAACTTCTGTATTGTCAGAGGATACATCAACATCTTGAGTTTCTGCTGTCGCAGTCTCAGTCGCTGTATTTACCTCTGGTGTTACATCGGTAGTTTCTGTGGTTGTGGTTACTGTTTCTTCTGGCATAATTTTTTCCTTATATTTTGTGTGTTACAGGGCACAAAAAAAGACACTTCGTTCTACTCTAAAATGAGTGTTACAAAGTGCCTTCTTTGAATGCCATATACTTTCAAAACACTTGGCGGTGCTTTCGGTTTGCAACCCTATTGAAAGTAGTTATATTTTATTATTGTTTTCCAGTTTTTAAATAGGTATTAATTCTGTTCATCACATCTTTTTGTTGTGGAGAATATAAGGATGTCCATTGACTACTTGTGGGGTCATGAGACATCAGTCCACCTCTTAAATATTCATTAGTAACAAATCTATTTAAAGCGTGATTATAATCTTCATTTGGATATGCCCCTTGCTTAATCATTTCATCGTTTCGCTGTTTGGCTTGTGGAGTAAAACTATTATTAAATTCGCTCCTTAAGGATTGAAATTGTGGTGCTTGCATCACGTCAATAGCCTCTCCTAAGCCCAACTCCCTTTTTATACTACGATTCTTTTGGGCTTGTTTGTCATAAATAGCAACTACTGGATGGCTTATATTTCCTAATGGATTTGGGGCTTGGTCATCGTAACCGCCAACCTCATTGGATGGATAACTTTCAGAATATCTATTATAAGTATTTTGTGGGTTATCATTTACAATGCTATAACCATTTTGGAATGCTGGGTCATTTTTTATACCTTTATATTCGTGTAACACTTGCGCTCCGTAATCATTTGGATGAAATATGTTATAAACTCCATTAGATATGTCATTTTTGATATCAGTAAAAGGATTATTTTGTTGTTGAAATGGATTCATATTAATCCCCTTTTTTAGCTTGTTCTAAATCTGCTTTATCAGCGATTCTTTTTTGCTCTTCTAAGTCTTCTACTGCCATCTTTTCAGCTAGCATTAAATGACAAAGTCTGAACGCCTTATCAGGGGTATCAAAATTATTGGGCTTTAGTTTATCCCAAATACTTTGCATTTTCATATCTTTATAAGAATGAAAACAGTTTGCATTATTATGTGTAAACCAATTATTTACTATATTTCTTATGTTTTTAGCCGATTGGTGCATTGATAGCGTCCTTACTTAGTTTATTTATATATTCTTGCGTTGGTCGCAAATTCAACTGAGTTAATAGCTCCTTTTTAACGCTATCAGGATAAGTATTGTCAGCACAAATTGCTTTACTTGCGATATCTACCACATATTGATTAGGACTTGGCGGTTGTGGTGCTTGTTGCTGATATGCTTTAGGATTCTGCAATACTTGCGTTAAAAATTGTTTTGCTTGCTCTCTTTGTTGTTCAGGTATGGCGTTAAGTGCTTTCTGTAACCCATCTTCAATAAAGAATTTTGATGTGTCTTTAATATCGCATACATTCTCAAGGGCATATTTGCTAATCTCGTCAACATTAGCGTTAGGGTTTCCTTGTGCAACTTCTTTAAGCACATTTACTGTAGTTTGCGCCTTTTGTTTATTTAATGATTGCTGTTTAGCATCAGCCACTTTGAATTCATAATTGCCTTGTACAACATCTGGAGTTATGTCTTTGAATTCAACTTTGCCATTATTTCTTATTTTAATTTGTTCTGTTCCAGATATCATATTAGCGTTTAAGTCTGCGATTTTTTGGATATCGGTTTTAGTAAAGTTATTTATATTATCTACATCTTTTTGTATACGTGTCTCTCCACCACCCATAATTCCGCTTGCTTCTGTTGCAAAGTCAACCTTTGTACCATCAACGTTGCCTGTTAAATATTTGTTAATACCTGTTGATTGTTCAATTTCAGCATCAAACATTGGCATTACTTCAAAGTTTACGTTTAAACCTTTCCCGTCAATACTATAAATAATAGGATTATTGGGATTTAACCCGTCTGTGTTAGTATCAATAAGTTTGCCAGGTTCGGCTTTTATTTCTCCTTCAAGACCAATTTTGCCGCTAGTTATATGGCATGGATTATTTGCAAAATCCATCCCTTTTTCAATTTTCTTAAACACTTCTGATTTTTTTACGTTGTTGACAATTGCGACTAATAACGGAGACAGTTCACGTCCTGTATCTGGATCGTCCAAGAAACTACATCTTGTAAATGGATTAATTAAGAACGGATTTTTACAGAATCTAACAACCTCTAGACGCCCAACAATTACTGTAAGCCAATTTTCAAGGAAAGTACCATCGGGAAGCCTTAAATCTCCCCAATACTCCAATACTTCGACCATATCACCATTAGTCGCATCATCTTTAGTCGTTGAACTATCATCATTTGTAATAGAGCCGTTATTATTTTTTTTACCAATTTCTTTTAATTTGTCCTGAGTTTCTTGACTAATTTTATAATCTTTTCTCGCAAGTATTTCTTCAGGGCTTAACCAAGTTTTATTAATTTTCGGGCAAGAATTCCAGTTTTTTACTTTGTTTTTATCAAAGACTATTGAATAAGGGTTGATTCTAATAGATTTAGCCCCGTCATAGACAGTTTCTAGTTTAGTTATTCTCCCTTCTGTTACATTCTCTGGCAAAGTCTCAGGAGTCGCTTCTTCCCCGGTAAGACTATCTATTTTAGCTATACGTTTAACTTCTTTTACTATTGTAACCCACTCGGTGAATCTATAAAAAGCTCCTTTTTCTACATAGTCACGTAGCCCAAGTCTAAACTCACCGAGGTAATCCATTTTCTCTAGTTTGTCCTCAAGAAAAGCTTTCATTGTATTAGCATTTTTTTGGTCTGCTTCTGTATTACCTTCGATTCCAAATAACGATTCAACGCTACCAGCGCACTTATTTAACAACTGAGATATATATGTCTCTGCCTGTTCGTAGATTTTAGTCATTAAGAAGTTTTCTTGTTTGTCTTCTCTTAAAATCCCATAGATATGTTTTTTTATCCGTTCAGAATCAGAGATATGAGGTTGCAAATCATCATAAAAAGAATCATACATATTTACAATACTAGATTTTAACTCTTTTGACTGCTCATCATCAAGTTTATATTCTTGTTTATCAATTGTATAAGTTAATGACATTTTATTCCTTTTCTCGATTAATTTTTATCGGCCAGTAGAAATCAACTAAATAACTAATTGCATCAAATATGTGCATCAGAAATTTTAATTCTCTTGATTGTTTAATTTGATAAGGTGTCGGAGTGTCTATTAAACTCGTACCAACTTTATACTTAAGATTCTCTATGTTATATATAATCCATTTACATTTAGGGTCTA